GGGGGTTATGTATCATCCACACAAGTAAGATGCACCAGATGAAGTTCCACACATTCCAAAACACTTTCTTCATAGTTCTCTCCTAACTATTAGGGCTAATTAATCTTCACTCCAAGGTGCGGGGGTTATTTGTATTTCTTCCATCCACTCTAAATATTCTTGGGTAGATATTGTCGCGACTGTTTCCGAATTTTCAAACTCAATTCGGCAGATCGAACCGGACATGTAAAAACTTTGGATTTCATCAAAACCCTTGAAGAATCGCTGAATAAAAGCTTCTTCGTTATTAAAAGCAAATGTCACTGCTTCTCGCAGCTGTTTGATAAATTTCTTACTCATTTCTTATTCCCTGCTCCTGTAGTGGCTATCTCTTTTGCAAATCTCCCCGCAACCACAACCAAGCCTCTTTGCGTGTATCGACGGTAGATTGATCGTGAGAATTGACGACCATTAATAACTATGTCAAGCCTTGTATAAGCGCTGCTTTTTTCATCCCCCTGGGAGTAGACACTAACCATTCCGTAAGGCGTGGTGACCGTGCCCTCTAGGTAGTTATATTCTTTACCAAAGCTAATAAGTAAGCCTGTATTGCCTGAGACTCTCCAAGATCTGTCTGTTGTTTTCACTATTGTTCTCTCCTATGAGTAGGGTTCCCCTTTAGAGTTTATCAAAGCTTCTTATCCCATCGTCACCACAAAACTTTGCGGCCTGCTGTCTAGCATTGTATTTAATCATAATCTCTTTGTTTTGTCTTATGGTTTCATCTAGAACCTCTACAGACCTTTTGTTAAGCATTCCATATTTAGCTTTTCTCATACCTTTATTGGAATTTCTCAGCCTTCTGTGCAGCTCTTTTATAACCTTGTCTTGCTTGTTATAATATCTTTCTTACTTTGGATATTCTCCCAAGCTGCTGGGTTTCCCCACAGTTTAAATAGAAGTTGCCTAAGCATTGTTGCACCCACCCTTATTTCTGGGTAGATCATTATCATAGTTTCTATGTTTAGCTAGTTCATCTTCTAACTCTTTTCTAGCCACACAAAAACTTCTTGGATTATTATCGTAACATCTTATTAGTGTGTTTGATAGCACTACCAGTTCATGTAGTCTCATGTTTGTTTCACGTATTATTCTATCTTTATCACCAATAACTTCTAGCAGTGAGGCAATGTTATTACACATTACTTATCTCCTTATTACAAACTAGGCAGTCTCCTGTGAAACCATATCCAAAGTGTTTGTTACAGTACATTGGCCCCTTTACAGGTGGTATCCTTATAGGCCCATAGATGACCCATCTCTTCAGTGCTTGATCATTATCATCGTCAGCCCATATCCTTTCACCTAGGAACTTCCATGTTATGGTGGGAGAAATAGAAGCTTTGCATTGTAAAATTTCGTGACTGTTACTTCCTGTAATAGAGAAACAATGATAGTACTCCCCTACTTCTAGGTCGTTGTTTGATGTAATCTGTTTTATATCAGTCATCAAGCTCTCCTTCTATTGTCAGGTAATCAGTTGGCCTAGTGTAGGCTGTGTAGGTTAATCGAGCCTTAGCTTCTTTACTACGACATGTATTAATATCCACTAAATCTACTAGTGCATGTTTTAGTGTACAACCCTGAGCCTTGTTAACGGTTATGGCATAGGTAAATCTAATGTCCGACACAGACTCTTTCAAACTAAAGAATGTTCTCCACTTCTCAGAGGCTTCTACTGTAAACCCATTAGCTTTTAGTCCATGTGCTTCGCTAGACAGCTTCTTTAGTCTTTCTAAGAGCTTTACTGGACTGGCTGGTACGAACACAATTTCTTCTATCTCTACACCATCCAAATCTTCAAACTTAATGAATGCTCCAGGAAGTCCATAGCTCTCAGTTTTCTCAACATCTTTCACTATTATTAACTGGTTGTTCCTGATTAGTACTACACTAGCGTCTGATGAAGAGGTTATCGAGGTGTTAGCAATCATCTCTTCGCCAATAACTGGAGTTGGGTCTTTTCTACCCATAACCTTTCTGCGTATTTTGCGGTTCAGGTTTAAGCATCTCACATTAGTATAGGCAAGCACCTTAATATTGCGTGTGTTGCCATCTCTTACGCCTGCTTCAAATGCTTTGTAGGCTATCTCTTCAATGTCATCCACATGACGCACCCCTTTGCCTGAACCATCAGGATTCAAAGCTGTTGTTAGCTTTGGTTGGGGTGCGCCATCGACGCATTTACGTGCTTTGTCAGACAGTTTATATATCATATCTGTCTTATCTACACGCTTAGGTTCGGTCAAGTGTAGGTATAGCTGAGTTGACTCATAAGCTGGTACACATTCTTCCTCACCTTCTTTAAACACTGGGAAACATTGCTTGTTGTCACCAATTTTTAAAACTCTGGCTCCACATCTACGTGCTTCATTCATCAGTAGTTTGTCCTCGGTGTGTCCTAACATACCGGCTTCATCTACTATTATTACCATACCCTCTTTGAGTATGTCTTCAGCGTTCTTATTACGCATTAGCGGTGTAGATAGATACTCTGCTCCTGTATCCTTATCGACTTGTGGAATCCAACCCATAAAACTATGTAAGGTTGTCACCTCTCTACCAGTAAAGTTTGCTAGAACACCAACTGCACTGTGAGTCATACTTGTTAGTACTGGTACAAAATTGGTGTTCTTCAGTATTACTTGGTCTATAAGGTGTTTGGCTGTATAGCTCTTACCAAAGCCAGCACTAGCCCATAGGCCAGCACAGGTGATGAGTGTATTGTTTAACCAATCCTCACACTTCTCTGCGGCAAGCTTTTGGTCTGGATATAGTTCTGACATGGTAGTTCCTTATGGTTAGATTTTATCTTTCATGTGACATTTTATACATCTTCATATGTTAGGCCAATCTTAATTTACTGTACATACTATTCTCTCTATTATTAAATTTGTCTATACTAAGTGTAATTACATGACCAAGAAAACCCTGTCTAATAATAGACAGGGCTTCAATGTTAATCTAGGAACTCAATAGTTCCATCTGTATGTACGATGTATTTTCGCATAATCTCATACTCCACTATTGACCAGCCTTTACTCCAAGGCTCGTCTGTTCTGCACTTCCAGAACTCATCTCTCGTGCATTCACAACCATCTTCAAATACATAGTTGCCTTCTATTATTGCTACCCGCTCATTCCTACTAAAGAATAAATGTCTTACCTTCTTTCCTTTTAGCATAGCCTTGATGGCTTCTACCTTGGAAATTAGTTGTACACTCATAGTACTTCCCAAGCTGTGGCCAGCCCCAAACAAGGGCTGGCTCTTTGGTTATTTAGAATGGGCTATCGTCGCTCGGTTCTGTAACGTTTCCATGAACCTGTGGCAAATCGCCACTGGCTTGTGCAAGAATAGTTACATTACGTTCGTCAGCTAGCCAGGTCTTAAACTCTTCGTGAGCTTCAACCAACTTTTGGTCAAATGAACCAGCACGAGCTTGTTCTCCAAAGTAAGCAGAAGACACAATAGTACCAACAGCAGCAGCAACATCGGCTGAAGTGAAGTTACCAAAGTTCTGCCATTCGTTGTTGTAGTTGATTGCTACACGGTATGGCGTGTCTAAGTCCCACTGATTTGGGTGTACGTTGTATCCACGGTTGTCTCTTAGCAAGGCAGCTTTACAGCTTTTAACTTGCGCATCCGTCATCTTTGTTTTGCCTTCCCCAGCTACTGCTGCTTGAAGGTTATTTAGTTTTGATAGAATGTTATTCATAATAGTTTCTCTTAGTTAATAGTTAATTTTAGTTCAATAGTTGTCAAGGTTACCAATTAACCATTTTGTTTGGTAACCCTGATATTTGTTGCTCTTAACCTCATTTATTACGCCAGTTAAGAGTCTATCGGCGCTCTTGGTACTCACCCCAAGTGGTCGTTTCCTTGTTTCTCAACAACAAGAACACAACTATATGTGGGAATTTATCTCAACCATATAGCAGTCATTAAAGGCAACCAACTATGTTAGTAGGCTACCTATAATTCTATTAAGTCTTTAATCTCTAATTAAAGTGAACTCAAGTAATGGCGAAGTGATTATGCTGAATTTTACCAGTGGATGTATTGTTCCTAAGTAGTTAACATCCTCTAACCAAAGCTCACTACCTTCTGGATTGATGTAATACTGTCTTTCTGCTGCTTCAGTTTTATTAAATACAACCAGTAATACTACAACCATCACAAGAAATGCAAGCCAGGGTGGCCTATTGTAGTTTGTAGCTGATTTCATGGGCTGTATGTCCTGCTCTTTCCCATACTTCTTCCAAGATTTATTCCTGTTAAACATGTTATTCTCCAAGCTACATTGAATTTGGTCTGATGAATTGCATTTCGGGCTTACTGGGTATTCTTCCAGTGGTGGTTAAGTTCTTGTAAGGGCAGTCTTCGCACTTTTTAGATGCTATTCTGTCACAACACTTGACCTTTACTTCGTCTACCCTGTTTGCTGGTGGTAGGTTTCCCATAACTTCTCCTAGGAATACTTTTGGTTTAGCCAAGAATACATCATTTGTATATCCTTAACTGTGAGTGTGCATATGGTGACAGCCTCAAATAACTTTAAATTGCTTCTTAGCCATTGCTAGCTCTTCAAGTCTTCCGAACTGTTCATAGTACCGTCTGGTTAGGCCTTTCACGAAGCATGGCCTGCACTTACCAAGATTCTCATTGGCATACCCACCACCACAACTGCATACTCTCCTTGTGCCATCAGATGATTTTGCAAGTTCTTCGTATGGCTTGTGACGTGTCATACCATGCACTCCTGAATCATAGGTATTATAACCAAACATATTAAGATGGATGATGATACTATATACACTAATATGTCTTGATGCTCTGGACTACTCATAATATTCTCCTGTTGCAATAAGTTTGGTAAACTAATCTACATTATATACTAACACTAGGTCGCGTACAAAGGTTAATATATACACAGCTTTACAGGCTCCCGTAGTTGATGAGGACGGAAGCTGGTTGGTCGTATCACTATTGATGTAGATTAGTTTACCAAGCTCATTGAGCCTGTTACTGATTAAGACTCTATTATCCAAACAACTCACTACTCTCAGTCTGGAATCTAGAATCAAGTCTAATATGTTATATGGTAATGTAATACAAGTGCTAGTGTCTATGCAGGTAATATACTAAGACTAACTCATATTGCTAGGTTAATAGTATGTCACTATAGCTCTAACTAGTACTACTACCTGTGCTTCTACTCAAGCTTAGGTAACACTAAATATATGTTACTAGCCCTAATTATGAGGCTACATAGGTATTTATGCTGGTAAGTTGCCTATTTAAGCTAGTAAGTAAGCTATTTAAGCTAATTAGGGTGGCGACCTCGGCCCGCGACAGTATTCTAGCTGCCCTGTCGAGTCCAGCAGCAGACATAAACCTACTTAACCAGCCTCTGCCTATGCATCTACTTAGCCCTGCCAGCCCAGCCCTGTTTAGCTACAAGCCAGTCATAGCAAGGCCTCCAGCCAGATAGACACATATTCTGCACAGCTATTTGCCATACAACTATCTATGTCTATTCTGGCCTTGCACTACCTGACCTATGAAGTATCCCACCTATGAATGTAATAAAGCCTACAAGGTCGTAAACTACACTACCTATAAACTATTCCACCTAGGAATCTATTAAGCTCTTGACCGTGTCTTTTGGTGAGCCTTAGCGAACTAGGATGAACTTAATACTACCAATACTAACATATGATAGAACTCTGTACGTTCAACAAGCTTTCCGGAACGACCTAGACTTCTGGGTGAAGCAATGGCTACTTAAAAAGAAATAGTGAGGCACACCCAAGCTACTGAGTGTACCTCACTTTACCAAACAACTCTCCCTTACTTAGCGAAGTAGTATGTTTCTACACCCAAACCATCAATAAGCTTAGGTATATCCATGAAGTCATGAAGAGTACGTTCTCCATCTTCAAACTGGCTGTGTACATATCCAGGGTTGTTACGAGATTTATTAACTCCCTTGAAGTACATGCCAGTGATGTCAGTCCCTCTAGGTGTCATGCCAGTATGCTCGTTAGAGATTGTACCAAACATGTCCTTATAAGACTGCTTTATAGCTTGAACCAGCTTCCCATCTATCATGTCGTTTATGTTTACCCTAAAGCAGTCATGAACTGATATGATATGTTGAGCACCCAACTTGTTTAGGTTGAGTATGATGAATCTAGCTAGTTGGCCATCTACAGCTTGCACCATGTTAACAAACCCAGTGCGCCCATGACGACCTAAGTCTACCTCTTTAGTTTTGAAGGATAGCATATTAAACTTCATATCCTCACCCTTAACTATTAGGTCGACTGTTGGAGCTACCATTCCATACTCAAGCACTCTGTTGTTGATGTCCACAGCCTTGAAGTATGGCATACGTACCTTAACTCCATCAGGCATTACATGTGTAGTTGCCTTATGAGTGTGTGGTATCCAGATTGGTAAGCCTTCTGAGTCTTGATCCCAAGTTCCATGAGCATCTTTCACAGCCTTGCGTAAGTTACTTACCTTACCAAAGGACGCTTCAATAGCTTGTGAGAACTCTTGAGCACGTTCTTCCCAATGTTTGCACACTATCTCAAACACCATCTTGGGATTAGTCTCACGAGTAACTCCTGCACCATTTAACATGCAATCTAGGACACTAAACTCCATGTCAGACTTCTTAACTCTACCGTAGTTATCACACTGGGTAAGAGCTTGGTAGCCTTGTCCATAGAATGTAGCCATGTATGGCTTCTTGATGTCTCCACGCTTCACAGCGTTCCAAGACTCATCTAATAGCTTCATAGCACGTTCGTATGCATCATCAACCTTCTGGTTAGTGAATCCACATGCTTCAGCTAGTGCCTCATCATCTGTCATAAGTGCAGCCAATTGTGGGCCTGAACATTTAGCATCATACCCAAATGCCATGCCTATGTATGGCTTCTCACCTCTTGCTATCTTAATCAAGATGCCTGAAGCTTTTACAAATGACCACACCTTCTTGATAGGGCTGCGGTTATCTCTGATGTGCTTAATCATATAGTTGGTTAATTCATCAAAGCCTAACTTACCAATAAGCTTACTTTCAGCCACTAGTTGCTTCCTATCCATACCACTTACCATGTCGGTCATCTCATCAAGTATTAACTCCATAGCTAGCTTAACATTATACTCCTTGCTAACACCTGATAAATTCATCATAGCACGAGCCATGTCTGACGCTTGACCATTTGGGCCGTGGCCATCACCTTGGTAAAGTCTACCACGGTTGTCATCGAAGAACTCACTAACCACTGGTACGTTTCCTTGGTTAACTAGATGATAACAGCCATCTATTACGTACTGCTCAGATGTGAGTTTGCTCTTGCCCATCTTGGCATAGACTCTTTGGCCTAGTTTGAGCATAACCTCATCTACTTCATACTTGGTAGCCTCTAACACTTCAATAGTGTCAGTCATACCTTTGCATGTGTTCTTGAGCTTACGTCTACGATCAACTATGCCTAAGTCAGCACTGTGAGGATAGGCTCGTTCCTTCTCAGCATACAAAGCAACTAGGTATGGCCCTTCTATGAGCATTCCTTCTTCGTCTCTGGCTACTAGGTTGGAGGCCATTAGTACATCTAACCAATTCTCTATCTCTATGTTAGAGTAGGTCATACCCTCTATGCCTACGGGTATATTACGTATGGTACGTGTCATTACCCGTTCCCAATTGCTGTGGCTTATCTTTTCCTTCATCTCTATTAAAGCTGCTGATAAGATAATTGCTTGTATTGGTTGAAGACCTTTGTTGAAGATCACTTGAGTCATTGCACTTACTTTAGCTGTATTGTTCATAGCTTTACTTCCTATAGTTGAGTTAGTTAGGTTAGTTGTATTAGTCATAGTTAGTTCTCCTTAGTTAATGATAGTTATGCGAATGCCACAATGAACATGAATGTAACTGGTATTGTCCAAGTTAAAGCTCGGATGATATTATTAATGTCGATCATAGTTGTATCCTTTTAGTTAGGTAAATAGAATAGAAAAAGGTAAAGAGACTCCTTTACACATTCATACTACCCAAGCAGCGCAAGGACATATCAATCTCAAAAAAATTTTTTTTATTATTCTGCCTAGCTTCGTGTCCAGACCTGGCTAACATGCTCGCCAGAACTTACTTAGTAAGCTGGTCAGTGCAAATAATGGCAAAGCACTGGCTATATATTATATTATATAACTAGGCTCTAGTTTGTAGCTAGCTAGCACTCTCCTAGATGGGTGGATAGGGCTGGTTAGAGCTAGCTAGGGCTATTCATGGCTTGAAGTGAGGCTAAGGTATGCCAAATAACTGCTTAAGAAATCCATAATTTGCCGGAACTTATTAGGGCGGCTTCGCCTCGCGTTACGCTAATTTTAAGCCTCTTTAGGCCTCTTTAAGAGGCAGTTCAGGGCACAGGGAGGGTTAAAATTAAAGTCCTCAGAAGGGCTTAAAAGCCCCTGAAAAGGGAAAAAGGCTCGACCTGTGGAAGCATCGAGCCTAACCAACTTACCTACATAGCTTTAGAAGTTATGTGATATATTTTCTTACGGTGTTTGGGTTTGGCATACTTACCCTTGGCCAGCTTTAATCCGACCATGTATACGTTAACCCAGAACTTGCTTGTACCATACAGTGTACATAGTTTTGCCAGCTCTAAGTCAGCTTCTACCCATCTGTTCATACCTATATGTCCCATACGCATTAGTTGGTATAGTGCATCATGGCATAAGCCAGCATGGTGGTTGTGTACAGTGTCTCTTACAGGGCCAGACATGCCATCCCAAGCATATCCAGCACGTACAGTTAATACTCCATCCCTTGTTAGTGTTAGGAACCTTGTGTTAATAGTTCGTGCTGGTCTAAATGAGGTTTGAAATATTTCATCTTCATCTAGTTGATACTTGTACTGACTCTTACTATACTTCATAAGTCTTCCTAAGCCCTGACTCAACTAAGAGTCAGGGTCATTACTTAGCATTACCAGCCTTGGGGTAGCTCTTCAGATCGCTTATAGCTTGCTCCCTACCTAACAAAGAACCAACAGCTTGCGCGTATGTGTCTGCTTTTGTTAGAATACGAGTGACTACATCTGATTTTGTTAGAATACGAGTGACTACATCTGATTTTTGTACACCCCTAGAAAAAACAATGGCGTTTATCATTGGTGTAGGGGCATTGGCATCTGCTGTGTAAGCGTCTGCCTCTGCCTTCTGTTGCGACCAAGTGTCTTTAGTCTTATCAGTATACTCGCTTGTAATTGCAGAGACCTTTTCATCAAAAAGCTCTCCAGCCTTCTGCTTAATAGAGGTTTTTAAGTTATCTACCGCATACAGGTTTTCTTCTATTTCGTATTCATAAACAACACGATTCTCTTCTACGGTTACGACAGGCCCACTCCGTTTTTCAATTCGTGGGTCATACTCGTTATTAATAACTACGTTGGGTAGCCAACGACCTCTGGCTACCCCAGAAGGCCGTTCACTGTTTCTAACTACTTTACCATTCACTACATCTGACCAGCTCATTAAGGTTCTCCATTTAATACTTTATTAACCCGCGCCAGTGTAGGGGGAGGGATATTAGAAATAGTAGCCATTACTTTACCCGGCTGTATTAGGTTTAATTTAGACCCCTGGTTAATCTCTAGGGTCGATGATATTACATCTGATAACATTATTTCAGTACCCAGTGTTAGCACCCCTGCAACGTCTTCAACCACCCTGCCGTACATTGCGATATTGGTGCTAGCTGTACCATCCCAGTAGCCTATCATAGCCTTATCGCCTTCTAAGTAGGTGCACCCTACTTCGGGGGTGTCACCCGCAGCATAACTAGTAATAGTTGTTTCTGAGGAAATTGTAATATTATTACTGCCATCACGTTCTAATAACATCACCCTATTCTGGGGGGAATTATTAGATGATCTTTCATAAGCGACTATAGTAACCCACCTGCCACCATCCAAAACCGCAGTGTCTATACTCTGACTAGAGCTGGTTCCTAATATCGGTGAAGAAGCATGTTCTGGCCCCACAGTAACAGTAGTACCTGTTACTGTAATGACATTCGCTGTAAAATCCTCCTTACGTGTAGCCGATGCTACAAATTCCGTGGCGGAAAACTTACCCAAAGAGACTGACGCTACGGCATTTAACGAAACCCCGAATTCTTGCAGCACACCAAACGTGACGGTTTCCCCACTTACTGAGCACACCCGTACCTGAGAGTCACTGCCAATGCTTGTAGCTAGTAAAAATCTAGTGGAATCAACATTAACAGCAGAGTTTCTGTTAGATGCCCCCCAAGCACTAGCCCCCCCACTAAAAACATTCTCAACACCTACATTAGTTATGTTGCCGACAGCATCTACGGTAATCACCCGCACATACATATCAGTTGTATCAACTTTTTTATAACCTAAGACTGCTTGTGTATCTGTCAGTCTACACACGAAAACTATACCATTGTCGGCAATCTGGGTTTGAGTAGCACGGTAGTTAATTGCCACCCCTGTTACTTCCATACAACCATATTGTATGGTGTCTTCCGTAACACCATTCCACCCGACATAAAAAACTAAATCGTCGGATAAACGACACTGCTCCCAGTAATCCCACCGGGCAGTAGTTACATCTAGGTTGGCCTCATAATCGATACCGTCAGTGGTACCATCCCAATTATCCCAGTCAATAAAATTAACTTTAGTCACAAACGTAAAGGGTGTTGACCATTCACTGAAACCTGTGATATCTCCTTTATACCTAACTCTCCAGTAGTGGGTTAGTGTACCCTCAACCAATCCTGTTGCAGTTATACTTTCCAGATTAATAGCGTCTGTACCACTATCAAAGTATATAGTTGAGAAGTCACTATTACCAACTTGCCACTGACTAGCTGTATGCGTTTGTGATCCTCCAGGAATAGAGGTAAATGAATCACCAGTAAGTTGGACACTACTGCTAATGTCAGTATCCGCATTAATGGGCAACAGATTAGTTGGCTTCTGTACGGATTCATTGACAGTTGTAAAACTAAACACTGGTGAGAAGCCAGACCAACCTAGTGTATCACTTTGATATCTTACTCTCCAATAGTATACAGTTTCGTTTAACACTACTCCAGCTTGAGTGAATGATAGTAAGTTTACACCATCTATGCCACTATCAAAATCAATAATAGCAAAAGTATTATCTGTTGATATTTGCCATTGTGATGCTGTATGTACACTAGCTGGTGCAGAGGCAAAAGCATCGGCTACCAAGGTTACAACATCTGTTTGGTTAGTATCTGCATCTAGTGGAGTTTGGTTTGTTGGTACTTGTACTGCTGATTCTGGAATGGTAAATGAGGCAGGAGTGCTTCTGCTAGACCAATCTCCATCAACATTTTGATAGCGCACATCCCAATAGAAATCTTCTCCAGTAGTTAGGCTTGGTGCTACCACCCAATTTTCTAAAGCACCTATAACACCTGATGATGTAACTATGTTAGACATACCAACATCAGTAGCTACCCTAAACTCTGAAGCTGCGTGTGCTGCATTTAGAGTAGTTCTAAATGCAGAAGCTATAAGGTCTGGTGTTAAGTCTACAGTTTCAAAACCATTTATAGGGCTTGTGGCGACCGGTGTAAGTATAATGCTTGCACCAGTTGCTTCGGCATCAAAATAATCCAATGCTGTTTTAGTACTCATAGTATTCTTCCTCTTAGTTGACCTAGGTTAATTTCCCAGACTAGTGCCTCTTCATTCCAAACAAACTCAAAGATGCGATTGTCAATGTCTAGAATAATAGAGGTTACGCCTAGTTCCATTATGTTCTTTCCATTTCCTTCAATTAGTACAGTAAAGATTGAATTCTCTGCCGTACTGCCAAAAGAGACTTTTTGCCTATCTATGGGGTCTGCTGGTAGCCTTCCAAGTACAGCAGCAGTTGAATTATCTAGTAATACTGTCTCTCCAACTTCTGCTTCATACCCAGTCTGTACAACTTTTATTTCGTTGTTGGCCTTAATAAAATAACCTACTAAGTTCATATACCAGTTCATGGTTTGCACTAGTGGCTTCTCAACGATCCAACCCAATATTTGCTTCGCATATCCAGGGTCTAACTTATTGACATCCCCATTAGATAGGTCGTCATTACTCTCTGCCCAGATGGGCATTTTTCTTTCTGCCATGATGTAATCTCCTTAAATCATGTTAAATACAAACTGGTAGCCAGAAGGTACAAAGAAAGGCTTCATAGCCTTAATTAGGTTTAGTGACTCTATATTAACTTTATCCAACTCTATTGTTAGAATAATTTTGTTCTTATACTCTGCTAGGTATGAGTAAGATGGATTAATAGAGTATATCATTCCACCAACACTTTCATCACCAACAGTTCCAAAAGTGCCAGAAAAGTTTGTTCCCAAAAATCCAAAATGATCTTTGTTTTCAATATCGTGATCTGCCTCTAATTTAAACACTGTTGGTATTTTACCTAACATTATAGCAATAACTTTATACATGAACTCTACATTTTGCACTAAAGCTCCGTTGCAAAATGCTTTGGCTCTTACTGCTCTCCTGAAAGCTGTGTCGGATAGTTGTATAACACTGGTGGTGGTTGACTTAAACTCTCCACCAACTGCTCCATCACCAACTGTTCCAAATGTGTCAGCCCAAATTTCTCCAACCTCTCCTAGGAATCCAAAGTGATTATCATCTAATGTAAGTTCCCTAGATATACCAACAATCTTACCTAGGGTTGACAGGTGCTCACCAGTTGCATACTCTAGAAACCTCCCAGAGTACATTTTATCTAGTTGTGCATATAGTTCATCAAACTCAAGTAGAAATGCATTTGCATAAGCTTTTAGGTTTACGCTATCATTATACTGACTTAACAACATTCCGTTATAAATGTCAGTACCTTTAGTTAGGTTAACTATATCGTCAAGCGACTTCTCTTTAAATATAGGCATACATACTCCTATGCCACAACAATGGCAATGTCTGTAGAGCTTATTGCTGAGAACTCTCCATCATTGATTGTTATGTTACTTGCAGTAAGTGTCTCTCCAAGCTTTCCAATAAGAAGTTGATCTACTTGTGCTGATCCATATTGTGTAATTAACCCAAACATGTGTGACCAAATTACATCTTCACTAGCTGCTAATGAGTTTACATACTCAGCCAAGGCTGCTCTAATACTATCAACAGCACCTGAAGTATCTTCACTTAGGAAAGTTATGTTTAGTGCTATCTCTGTATCAACTGATACTGCTTTACTAAAATATATGGTGTGTGGGTGTCCTTGACTGTCTGTAACCTCTACAGAAGTTGACCCATAAGTAGGTGTTCCTAAGCTCTTATATGCAAGTATAGTTTCTGCAATCAACTGGTCACTTAGGCTTGTCTCTGTAATGTTGACATGTATATTTCCAATAGGCGTACCATCTGGCAGTACTGTAATACCATCATTATTTAGAATCTCAACCTGACTGATGCCTAGTAGTACAAGCTTGCCTCTAAGGGCTTCTGTCACACTATCTGAAGCAGCCATAACAGCTTTGTTACGTTTGTTCCTATACTCTTGCTCAGTCTCTTCGGCTTTACCTATAACACCATCTTCAGCTTGACTGACTCCATCCCAACCAACTACAGGAGTGTCAATATTTACAATAGTTCCAGCTAGTATGGGAGTTGGGCCAGCTAGTTTAGCTATGGCTCCAACATTCGCTGGTATAACTGCATCGAATTCAGTAACAAACTTATTGCCATTTACATCCGATACTTCATTACCAGCAGGCACTACTGTATCAATCGTACCTGTTAGGCTTACTGTGGCATAACTACGATCTGCATTGTTCTTTTGTATACCTGACATGTATCCTATGTTTCTTAAACCCTGTCCTGTAGCTGTGTTGGGGTTTCCTGAGTTATAGACTATGGCTAGTTGTTGCCACATTTGAAATAGCTCATAGCTGTATATTTCAATATTTTGCCCATCAGGAGATTCTGGACTAAAATCAAATCCAGGGTTGAGTAATTCAAGCCTATCCTTAATTCTAGTTTGTATCTCTTCTAGGGTTGCGGGAGTAAATCCCTCATCCGTTAATCCTGCCATTAGGTGATTCCCCAAGGTACGTCTAGTTCAATCTCTCCATATATAGTCTCGGCTACTAAGTATATAGTTAGCACCCTGTTCACTAGCTCAGACCTAATACTGGTTACTGAGCTAACTCCTTGGGTGTTTAGTACTATTACTTTTGCCCTATCTTCTATATCAAAGAGATTATAGTTTTTCTTAAAATCGTCAAAGTTTACCCAACCTATTGTGGGGTCTAACGCCCACTCTCCTAGCCAAGTCTTTAACTTTGATGATACCTGTTGTACTACAAACCTACCATCATTAACCCTATCTATGCCACCATTAGTGGATAGTATAAGGTCGTTGCTAGCTTTGTCTAGTGCCATGTATGTTGTCATGATAGTGGCTCTCCTGTCTGTCCTGCACTTGATCCAGAGGTTATAGGATGTTTGTGAGTAGATAATTTTGTGCCTTTGCCAGTAACTTCACCAGTAGCCACTACTTCACCACCAGCATTCATATCACCATTAGCACCAATACTAGACTGTGATGTAACATCACCTACAAACGATCCTCCACCCTCTACAACTAGCTCTCCTGATAGAGTCATCTTTGGAGTAGTAACTATAACTTCAATTTCTGCCACTACTTCAACATTTGGAGCAGTAACCCTGACTAGGATATCACTACTGACATCAATTGACTTATCTTTATTTAAGCTTATAACTTGTGTAGAGTCAGAGTTTCTCCATTGAGCATCTTCTGCTGAGTACCCTGTGATGGCTCTTGGTATTGTATTTAAACCTACTAGGGCATACCCATCTTGTAGATCAAACATTCTACTAGCCCAAAACATAGGCTGACCACCACTTGTACCTGCTTCATCTTTATCTTCATATAGCCAGTGGTCATAACCTACTTGGCTAAAGAATATGATGCAAGTATCTCCAACTGCAATAGGCATAGTTAGTGACCAGCCACCTCCAGATAGGACGTGTACTGGTACACCCTCTATTAATCCTCTTGATCTTAAACTTCCCAAATCTTTAGATGAATCAAAAATCCTTTCAACACACATTCTTACTGTTGCTGTTTGTGTTTCTGGGAAAAACTCCACTATTCTTCCTGGCATGTTAAAGTAGTAGCCATCAAAATTATTCATAACTCCTCCTTATCAAAACCTAGTTAGTGTTGTTAATGTTGAAACTACTCCAGAGGCAGTTACTGTTGAGCCAGATTGAACCTTCTTACCATAGTCTATAGCTCCCTCTACAACATCTCTTGCTGTAGGTAGCGATTCTCCAGGTAAATATGGAAAGTTATCCGCATGACCTGTAATACCTCTAATAATACATCCAACTGACATTCCTATCATGGCTTGCCCAATATCATTACCAGACATGTTTATAACTCCATATAGTGCTCCATAGGCAGTCTTCTTTAACCTACCCATTGCAGTGTCTATGTAGTCTTCAGCAGCCTCTTCGGCTATCTTTGCTCCACCATGTATAAGGCATCCTACTGGGTTTCTTATACCTGTGTTAGTTTTACTTAGTAAGTCTGTTGGTGTAGATTCTCCACTTACCACTTTGGCAGGGTCTACATATATGCCTTGATCTGTAGAGTGAATTTCATAGGTGTATGATCCAGTTGCTGGGTCTATTCCTTTATTAATGTATGTAGTTACTCTTGGAATTCCTAAACTATCAACTCCATCAATAGAAAAGTCTTCACCCAAGTTTATAGTTGCTTCTTGGAAGAATCCTTCTGACTCTGCTGCACTCTCTGAGATATCTACTCCTGCTGCCCTCAAGTCATCAGCCCTAGCTAGTGCCGAGGCTCTAGGCATAGTTTTCCAACTCACTGGTGAGGGTGCTGCTCCATTTAAGGCAAAGCTTTCTTGAACTTCCTCTCCTGATAGGATGAATTTCATAGAGTCTACCATACCCACCATTTGCTTAGTTTTAAAGCTGGTGAATATTACTGGTGTGTATATCCCTAAGTTTGTTAACACTGTTGTGCTTATCTTCAAGTTTACTAGATCGGTAAGTGCTTTAAATATAGTCTTACTGTTATCTGTTGAAGAGTATTGATATGAGGTATCTCCACCAACTATTAGTGAGTTAGAGATAATTGCCTCTATAACAACTTTCCTATTGTGTCTTATTGAGTGATTACTGACTTGAAAACCTGACTGTACTGGGAACTTTGTAACTTCTGAGGAAGCTTGGTGTCCCTCTGATACTACCGAGTGAAACCTTATTACTTGCTCAGAGTCACCAAGCATGTATGTAATTCTTGCTGGTGTTGTCTTTGCCATATTAAATACCTTTTTGCCAACTTATGGTGGGCATACTTTTACCTTCTGTTGGTGATGTTGCGGTTGCGACAGTTCTCCACTCGCTCGTGTAGTTTGATCCTTTATGCTGTACAGTTAAGGTTTGATACTTTGTAAACCCTGCTATTGTATCCTTAAGGAACTCGTTAGCTAATTGCCTAGTTTCCTCTGTAGCATCTATTGAAAAGGTAATTAATTTACTAGTGTCTAGGACTGCTGCTGGCCTAATGCGACCATCTAGGTTACTAGTAACAAACAATGTAGCTGGCCCTATTTTTGGGTTGGCTCTCATATTTGCTACATCTAGTATAATGTCAGGCTCTTTATCTTGTAGTGACGTTAGTGGAGTCTCTGATAGACTAGGCAAATACATGCAATTAAATCCACTGTCAATATCAGTATATAGCTTAAACCCATATTGAAATTGTAGCCTACTTATACACTGTTGAGCAGTTCCTTGCACACTAGCTTGTGGTCTCAAAGATACTTGGTCAACTTTACCTTCTGGAAAAGATTGGAAAGTTATACCACCCAAGTATCCTATGTCCCTTAATATTTGCTGCATCTGATTTCTTAATGAAGGCCTTTGAACAATAATATCAACTTGCTCTTCTAAGTATTGTTTACGTAAACTGTCGTAGCAGTATAGGGTTGTTATACTATTTGGTAACCTTTTCTCCTCAAGCACATTGCTAATAAAGAATCTATTAGCAACTGTGTACTCTTGAGAGCCATGCAACTTAGTCTTTACTGTAACATAGTTTTCACCATTGGATAGTGCTCTAATGGTAGTCTCTTTTAAGTTGTAGATAGTAAATGTTCCTCTACTAAATCCATCAACTAGCCTAACATCAAAGTCTACTCTAAGTCCTGCTGCATCAAATACAAGCTTGGTTCCATCTTGGTCTGTTACAGTTAACATAACTTCCTGACCAAATTCATTACTCATTTGACCTCCTAAGTCATGTTATTTTGCAAACCCAGTTGCACTATCTTCCTCTAGATATATCTGATCTCCATTTTCATTAACTTCAGTTATGGTAGAGTCAGGTGTTACTGTTGTGTTTACTTCTATATTGTTTACTACTGGAGTTGACCTATCTATCCTTCCTGTCATAACTTGATTTACTCCAGGTTCTGGAATTGCCTCTCCACCATCTCTGGTAAAGTACTGGTAAGCCTCATTTAAGACACCTACTCCTGTACCAACCAAGGCTCCTGCTGCTGCTCCTACTGGGCCTCCAATAGAGCCAAGTCCACCACCTACGGCAGCAGCCTCTAGTATATCTAATCCAGAGTCAGCTATTCCACCATCGTCTTTAGTTCCTGTAAGGTATCTTGTAGTTGATGGAATCAGTGAGGCTATGGCAGCGGGTAGACTAAATTTGCCTACTGTACCTGCTGCCCTTTGTAGCAGGCTCTTGCCTAGTGTTGTCCTAGATGCTGCTGCTGCGGTTACTGTGCCTACTGCACCTGCTACTGCTGCTCCTGTACCACTGCTTGCCACATCTGAAGCTACTTCTGCTGTTGCTCCGGCTGCTCCAGATAATCTTCCCTGTGAGCTTATGGCTTCTTTAACCTCTCTAATCTCTTGCAAGACATCTTGAACACCTTGCATAGTATCTGTAAGGCCTTCCTTATTAATTCTACCATCAACATCCATTACATCGACGCCATCTACACGTTCAAAGGCAGCTAATTCACTACCCATACCGAACATGGCTGCAATCTGAGTCTTGGCTTCTGGTGAATCTACACTAAGTATTGCTTCAGTTGCAGTTGATACCCACTCTTGAGCATCTAGATTCTGAAATCCTGTGCGACTTGGTAGTGCTAAACCTCTTACCTCTGGAAGTGTTGATTTACCACGATCACTCATGATCTTAGTATATGCAGTAGAGGCAAGTGCTTCATCATTATATGTTGTTACCAAAGCTCCTGCTCTGCCTATAACTGAGGTGGCATCTCTTTCAGATAAATTACCACGCACTAGGGCTTCTCTCATCCCACGTACATTCTCTGTATCTAGTCCAACCTCACCAGCAAGTCTTACTTCATCCATTCCAGAAGTGTTGCCACTAGTAATTAGGCTTCCTATTTCACCCATAATAGTTGCAGCAGTTCTGGATGCTTTACCAAGCTCTTTAATATTATTGGCAGCTTCTTTAGATGCAGCAGCAGTTTCTTTATCAGCCTGAGCCGACTTGGCTGCTGCTGCTCTCTCTGCTTCTTGGAATCCAGCAGCAGGGTCTGAGTCAGCCCAAGCTTGTGCTATGGCTTCTGCTTCTTCGGATTTAGCAGTTTCATATCTTCGCACCATAGCATCTCCAACATTACCTCCTTTAGTTCGGAAACCTGTCATTGGTACTGGTATGCTTGTATCTCTTATAAAAGATGCAGTTTGTCCAGTTACATCTACAGGAGTGGCTGATCCGCTATTACGTTCTTCTTTACTTTGTTTTATCATATTTTGCACTCCTCTAGCATCTAGTCCAGCCTCTATGGACTTGGCTTGTATACCTGTTTTAAATATGTCTCCTTGCATCTCTACATCAGCTTTAACTATCTCATGTATAGATTCTCCAGTATACTTATCAAGTGCAAAGAAATGTGTTTGCTCTTCACCAGTTATTGCCATTTGTAATTGCATTTGTGGTGTATACTTAGCAAGGGCTTTACTCATAGCTCCAGTAGTAAGATACTTAAGCTCTAGCAATCCCTCATTAGTTTCTCCTGTGGCATCTACTCCTTTTAACCTACCATCTGGAGATGCACCAAACCCTGGAAAATTCTTATTTTGTAGTAATCCGACTTCAGTATGTTGTAGTTCATTACCCAGTTGCTTCTGTCCACTTAAGAAAGCTTGAAGGGCTAACTTCTCGCCTTCATTGCCTTCTCTAGTATGAGCGTTTCCAACAAACTTATCCTTCAGTCCCAACCTCTCTAGGGCTAGGTCTTGAGCTAACTCTTCTGGAGTAAGTCTCCTTCCACTTTCATTTATAAGTCTTGATGAAGTTATTAAACCTTTACGTGCTGCATACCATTCAGGAGTTCGTTGTCTTATACCTTCTATATTTTGCTCTTCGGAGCTTCCCTCAATAGCCTTTTCTATGAACACATCTACTTCAGAAATAGGGCGCATACCATATGCGCCCTCACGATCAGACCCTTTACCAATTTCCTTAGACATTTCTAGGCTAAACTTAGGTTCTCCTGCCTCTAAGGATGCTTGTTGAAAATCTAAGTCTTGTATAGCGGCCTCATTTAGCAAGTCCATACGTTCAGCTTGATCACCATAAGGAGTGTCCCAACCAGTCATTCTAATTTGACCTGCCGACTCATCTCTATTGGTTGGCATTTGCTCTCTTAATATCTTTCTGGCAAACTTAGCTTTGTATAAAGCTTGTCCATGTTGGTAATCTTGATACCTTGTAGCTTTAGCTTTATCTGCTCCAGAGCTTCCTCTGTTTATGCTTTTAGGAAATAGGCTACCTTTAAGGTTAGGCTTGTGTTCCCAAAAGGCACTATCTTCAGAGGTTAAGTTATTTTCTTCTGCATATATATCAAAACCTACTCTATCAAAACTAGTTCCTGTATATCCTCTATAGCTTGCAGTTGGTCTTATACCTGTCACTCCAGTTTCATTTGGTAGTGGCAGTATTGAGGCAGCATCTTCTGAGAATGTTCCATCCAAAAATCTGCTGGTAAGGCTCTGTTTAACTAAATCTTTCTTTACTCCGTATATAGAGTGTCCTTTAGAGCGTGGGTCTATGTATAACTCAGACAATTCATCAATATATCCAAGGGCTAGTTTTAAGTCCTCGTCCATCTTTCTTTGTCTGTCTTGTATCAGTGTGTGTCCTGCTAAATCAGAACCTGGCCCCTTATCAAAATACTCCCCAGAAGTGTTTTGGAGTACAGATAGGATCATCTTCTTATCTTGTGAAGAGTTAGGTATAGACACTGTTTCATCTATCCTGAGTTGGTTAGCCCATAAAGATGGATCACCTTGTATTTGTGAACCAAATTCTTCTACTGCTGCTGCTGCATCAAGTGGACTTATTCCACTAATGCTTCCACCTTGGGCAAGTACTTGTATACCTCTTTGTATACCTTCATCTAAATGTTGTATACGGCTGAGTTGAAGGTCGCCCTGAGTACCTCCTAAATATGCTTCATCTAGGCTATCAATGCCATATGCCTCTGAAGGGAACTCTTCGTCCTCTGCGATGGTATCAGACATCCTTCTAGGTGCTGGCCTATCCTCTGCGTATACATTAGTTATATTTGGATCAACGTAGGCATTAGCTGTATACTTAACATTAGCTTTTCCCCTTCTACTACGCTTACCCATCTTTAGGATAGGTCTTTTATTTGACATAAGTTTGTTCCTAAATAGGTGTTGGTGGTGGCTCTATTGGCCTGTTATGGTATTCTCTAATCTCAAGTATCTGGTGCATAACTTCTATATCATATAAAGTGTATGTACAGTCTGATAATTCTTTTAGAGTGATCATGGGAGGATTTACTAGTAAAGGCTTTATTAAGTATCCATTTAACTCTGGGTATATACCACTATAGTCAACTGGTATCTTCTCACTCTCTCCTAACCTTGATTGGTTTGGGAGACTGCCTTTGCTAAACCTAATTCGAAAAACGAGTTATACTGTGAATACATTACGTGAGCAAACAATTCCATCACTGTATGCATTCCTAAATCATCTATACTGTTCTCTGTTATCTTTTGTCCGGAAATACGAGCTTGCTGTATAAAGTGCAGCACTAGTTCTGTACTAGCCGTTGCATCATCAGAACCCATTACAGCTAGTATTGCGGCTGGAACATTAAGGGCTGATATTAAAATTACATTGTCTTGTCCTAAGTACTTACATGCTTGAGTTAAGTTTTCATATTGAACCTTAACCGACCAGCTTGGGATATAGATGTCCCTGCCATCGTCTAGTTTTGCTTTATAGTCTTCCACTTGATTCTCCATAGTTGGTTAAAGGCCACACCCCAATTGGTATGGCCCTAATCACTTACTAGGCTTATGCGCCTAAGTTATCTCTATCACCACCTGTGTCACGAGCCAGAACTACTTCTTCAAAGGTAATTACCCAAGTGATAGTGTTCATGGTTTGTCCACGAGACATTGCAGGTATAGCTAGTATAACTCCATTAGTCAAGGTGGCTTCATCGTTGCCCATGTTGTCCTTCATCTTACCCTGAATAGGGAAGACCAAAGCACCATCAGCATCAGCTTGAGCTTGGAAGTAGTTTGCATAGTCCTGAAGAATTTTGTTCTCAGGTGCATTCATTAATACTGGAAAGGTTAAGTCTCCAGCCCTAATACGTTGCATGCTCACTACCATATCACCATATGCCCCGAACTGAGTTGTTGCAATTGGTGCACGTCTTACTACATTGATAAGGTTCTCACCTGTACCAAAGCCAGTAATCTTTAAGCTAGAGTAATCTCCTACACTGTCAGGTACTGACAGGATCAGGTCTACGTTAGCAAAGCTATATTGATACATAAATTATTCCTTGTTAACTTATTAGTTTACTCTGAGAAAGAGCCAGATACGGCAACACCATGAAGAGCACCAGCACCAACCATTCTATAGGTTAGTCCATTATATACTCTGTTGTTCTTATCACTTGCCGAAATCTCAGCCAGTGAAAGTGAGTCAACTTGGAAGCCTTCAGGTAGGAACTCACCACTAGGTAGAAACCCTGGAGCAGACAATCCATTACGGACAGCAGCTTGTAGTGAACGCTCTAGCTGTGCTTTTGCCATGTTAATGCCAGCTTGTGTAAAAGGAATCTTAGTGCTTTGCTGATATAGTAAGTTAAACATATCAGTTTCATTACGATTCTCTAACCACATAAGTCCATGTGTGGTATCTAGCCAAGAGCCAGAAGCCATACGAGAGTCAACAAATGCATTAACAGACCCACCAATAACCACTACTGCTGAGCAGTATTTACTTTGCATAGCAGCAAACTCAGAAGGAGTTAAATCTTCTGCTGGTACGTTAGCAATTTGTTTAAGGTTTAAGGTGATAGTTGAGTTGATGTTAGCAAAGTTTACAGAGGCTGCACGTCCAAATACTGCTGATCCAGGGTAGGCATTTACAGACCTGCTAAAGACAGAGTGTGTAAATCGTGAGCCTGACAGTTTAAGTACAGAAGCTACATCTGTGTCTACAGAAGAATCTAGAACATCCAAGTTGTTGGAAGTACTCATGAAGATTTTCTTGTTTGCACTTGCCCAGTCAGAAATCTCTAGGGTAGTGTTTCCATTAGGTGGTGCTACCGTATGATCACGCAATGTCTTATCAACATCTATGGCTACAAATGCAGTGCCAGATGCCACAGCTTCTGCCAAGGAAACTACAGGAGTCTCAATGTCAAAGCCTTGTGAAATCTTAGCTACGGTTTGATCTAGCCCTAATGCAACAGCTAGTACGCCACTTGCGAAAGTAATGGTGGAAGCTACGCCAGCCGTAGGTGAGGTAACTAAAAATCCACCGTTGGCATATACACAAGTAGTTCCAGCTAGACCTACACCAAGTGCAGTTTCAACAGCCGCTGCTACTTCATCCATATCAGCAGAGGCAGATACATCTACTAGTGTATCAATCTCTGTGCCATCTACTGTAATAACAATTGCAGTGGGTGTTGGTAATAGTGCATTAATAGCTGTTATTGTTTCATGTGCTCCACCAGCTACAACAGCAGCGGTATCAGTTACATAGTTCATTAGTACTGTAAAGCTACGAGGTGTGGGTGTCTGACCAAAGTATGCAGAAGCTGCAAGGTAGACTTCCGAAGTAGCTTCCCAATCTAGGCCAACACTTTCAAGTGATGCATATGCCCTAGTACGTTCAGCACTAGAGATATCCATACCAGCCTTAGCTTGTCCTGGAGCATCAACAGCTAGGAAACCTAGTATGCCAAAGTCACCACTAGACACTCCAGTAGGAGATACAGAGATACTTACATCAGCAAATTCAGTAATTTCAATTGCCATGTTTATTCCTTAGTTAGTGTTAATTTCTAAAGTATTAAGATATTTATTCTGTTGTTCATCAATGAACTCACCACTTACTGTCATGGAAGTTATGTTGTTTACAGTTTCTTCATATACTCTTGTTGTGTACATATCTATTGAGAACCCCTTTCGGTATTCCCATTCTTTTGATAGCTTGGCATCCTCGCTTGATAAAGGTTCTATTCTAATAAACCCATATCCAGACTCAATCATTGCAGCCTTTATAGCTTCGGAAGTCCAGCCATTCATAATCTTTGAGCTTGGTATTCCAGTAGTATCAACTACACCAACTCTATATCTTAATTTAACTACACCTCTTGTTCTGTAGGTTGTGGTGTTGTCATTTTGAGCATATACTTCTTGTGATGGTATACCTATTTGGTATTCTTCTATAACCCTGATATGGGCAAATTCATCTTTAGGTTTAGGGGCATCCCTTTGCCTAGCTGCATAGGAGAATTTTGATATTCCTACTATGGTATCTATCATACCTTGCAGTACAAATACATCTGCTTGATCAGGTGTCATGGTGTCCACTCCTCAGATCGCTCAATAAGGAAAGACCAGAATCCATATGTTTGTTCATCAGACCTTTGTAGTACGTTATAGTACTCTCCTTTGAACCCTATCTTATCTGTCATTTCTAAAGTATACTTATCAGTCAGGTAAATAGTTCTATAGTCACTGTACCTTTGTCCTCCATCTTCTGAATGTAGTGCCTCGCCCTCTTCAAATTGTGAAAACTTGTTTCCGGCTAAGTTTACTACCTTCATAACAGATGATGTAATGCTACCTTCTATGAATTGATTATTTTCATCATATGTACCATCAGAAATAGAATACTTAGTTACAGATGAGAGCATTCTTTTATTGAATGCCCTTCTCATATTCATAGTCATACTTAAGCTCCATACATACCAGTCAAAGCTATTCGCCTATAACTAATATATCTCTTTCCATAGGATGTACCATTAAGTTCATCGAAGGTAGGATTGACATCGCCTACAGCATTCTTAATAGTTACGTCATCCACTTCTTGATGTTTAATGGGAGCTAGTATGTTAGTATCTCCTGCCTCAGTTGTTTCAGCCACAACTAGAAAATGTGCAGTGTAATACATATGGGCTACATCGTAGTAGCCCAACCATTTATCTTCTGAACTCATAAGCAGTGCAGTGTCATTTAGGAACATTTGAACTCTAGCATCATTTACATCACAGAACTCAGGAAACCTACTTTGAAAATCAGCTACACTTGCCATATGTTATCCTTAGCTTTTAGGTTTAAGATTACTCAATGCTGAATTAGTTTTAGGAGTTTCTTCCTTAACTTCAGCTTCTTCCTTAACTTCAGCTTCTTCACCAGCTTCAACCTTGGAGCCTGCAATAAGTGCATGTGCAGCTTCAAGTGCAGCTACGTTTTGCTCTTCAGCTTGCTCTTCAGTAAGTGCTGGAGCTTCTGTAATCTTCAAGTTACCTGCCTCTAGCATTTTCTCTGCTGGCACAGCGTACTCGGCCAACCATATAGCATCCTCTAATTCTAATGTTGCTTCTCCAGGAACTGTCATATAGTTCTTGTTGGCTAATCCACGAGTAGACATGGCGCCTACAGACAGGTTTGCTTGTGTTGTATTTTGAACTTTCATAAATTCTCTCTTAGTGTTGTATGTTTATTATGGTGCTGCTAACATAAGTTGGTTAAGCTTCTCATCTTGTATGGCATTACTAACCATCAGTGAGTCATAAAGAGCATCCAATTTGTCTAACGCAATTACTAGTCTATCATTAGTTCTGGTAAAGTGTGTTAGTTGTGTCTCTATTTGAGCCGTCCTAGTTCCAACAAGTTGCATCGCTAAATTTTGCGATGTTTGTGTGGAACTTAATGAACTTGATGCATCTTGCAACTGCTTAATTGCCCCATCATGAACTTCTAGTTTAGAGTAGAGGGTTACGAATGATCCCCCTACTATAATTGAAATTCCCATGAGGCCAACTACATTGTTTTTAATCCACTGCATGTTGGCCTATCCTATAAGTTTAGATTCCGTAGAAGTGTTGGAATGCTGCTGGGCGAATCATCTCAACACCAGCAAATCTGCCGTAGCAGTTAACTTCAAATTCCAGGCCTTTGTATTGCACAGGAAGGTGCATGTAAGGGAATGGCTCACGTACACGAGCATTATCTGGGCCATCTGCGTATACAGTGAAGCCTTCAGCAGAAGCACCAGTAGGATCGAATGCACCACCAGCACCATCATAAATACCTTCAAGCTCATTGATGTCTTTGAAGTCATCAGCAGACTTGATGAACATGTTGTTGGCAATAAACCAATCCATGATAGATACATCAGATTGCAGTGAACGTGGAGTGTTCATTAGGTACTGCTTCTTAGCAACACTAATCAATACTTTGTTAGGTCGGAAAACCTTCTTAGTTTCTGAGTACATCTTAACGCAAGCAGAAGTTAGGTCAGCAATCACTTCATCAGGAGTCTTATCAGCACCCCACTCTGTAGCGGAACCACCACCAGTGGCAGCATCTACAGCAGTCTTAGGAACTGTAAGTGATGGTGCTCCAACAGGGCCACCAAAGATACCATGCAAAGAGCTATCAGCATCACCAAACCAAATGATTTGATTTACTTTCTCTTCATATGAACGTCTAGTAGCTTCAGCTTTACGTGCTTCAAGAGGCAAGCCAGTAAGTTTAGCAGAGGCTATTTCTTGGCGAGAGTATCCAAATGCATTACCCAAAGTACGAACTGGGATAGTGTATTCTTTACCAGAGATGTCACCACGAGGTAGGTCAGTTGCCTTACCGGCGATGATCGCAGTCTCACCACGCTTATCATAGCTGCGGTAAGTGATCTGTGTAATACCTTCACCACCTTCCGAGTTTAGGGAGAAGCACTCACGACCCATTAGGTCTGGATAGAGTACATCATAGCTTTGAGCCTGAACGTATTCAAGCTGTCTCTGAAAGAATACACCTTCATCATCCGACAAGATGATACCTTGGTTTATCAGATTCTCAACTGCATCGTTAATTACATAATCAATTTTTGCATCATTAACCAATGGTGCGCCAGTTGCTTCATCTAGAGCGAACACTTTAACTGTCTTCATTATTTCTTCCTTTAATTCTTTAGTATCCTAACTAGGTTAGGGTTTGAGAGCTTGTTAAAGCTTATGCAACAATGTCAATACGACATTTGATAACGTCACCAGCAATACCGCTTTCTTCGGCAAATACGTTTGAGGCAACAGATTCACCAGCAACAGTACCAGCAGCAGCAGCACCACCAGCACAAAGGCCAGTTGCCTCTACGAACACTAGTGCTTCACCAGCTACAGCAGCATGGTCTACCAGCTTAATGTATAGGTAGCCTTGACGGATCAAAGATACAGATTCAGTCTCGTTGTATACAGTATCGTTACCAGTTGAAGGGCGTGTGCCAGCTTCATGGTTGTACTCTCGCTGGGAAAGTGCATATACGTTAGTTACACTGGTGGCTCCAATCTCTGGAGTACCTAGAGCAACACCACGATCAATGGATGCATCACGTTGCATAGCTTTACCAAAACCAGCAGATACGCTAGTTAGTACACCAGTTTGTACAACTCGTGGGCCACTATCTACCAAGTCGCCTTCGTAGCCATTAGCAGTGTAGATGTTAAAATCTTGAGTAGGCATTATATATTCCTTAATTAATTTACTTATGATCGTTATAGATAGCTAATATTAGCTGGTTTTGTTACGATCAATCATTTTCTGTCTAGCGACAGCTACGGGGTCAACAGGCTTTGCATCTATAGTCACATGAGTATCTTGTGTCCTAAAGAGCTTGCTCATTGGGGTCTCACCTTTAGAGTGATCTACTAGGATTTCAAACATTGCATCTATATATGCATCGCTCTTGTCCTTTAGTTCTTTCTCTGGCATCTGATCTTCAACGACCATACGCTTAATCTCATTGGTAGACTTGGAACCTAAGTCCCTCATGTCTGCAACGAGCCTGGCATTTTCAATAACTTCACAGCGTTCAACAACACCCTCACTAGCTGCTGTTTCAGCATCAGCAAGTTTGGCCTTAGCCTTAGCAAGTGCTATTTCAGACTCTTCAGAGGCTGTGGTCATATCGGCTACTAAAGTAGTTTGTACTTCAAGAGCAGCTTCTACTTCAATAACTTTAGCTTGTGAATCAGCTAGCTCAAGTTGTACAGACAATAGCTCATCTGCCAAATGCACTTCAGCTTCATCAGATATACGGCAGGAAGAGCCTGCTCGTCCTTTAGCTACAATAGCTATATGGTTAGCCCTAATGTTGCGTTGGTATAGTTTACCTTCAACTTCTTCGATATCACAGGTATATCCAGCGGATAACTCTTGTGTACCATCTTCCAATGCATCAATTGCATCTTGTGCAGTTAAAATTAATACACCACCAAGGGTATCTTCATCTCTAACTGGCATACCTTCCAACATACCTACTTGAAGCTCTTTAGAGTTTTCAGCAGTTACTGGAATTTGTACACCATCAGTCATGGGATGTCCAATAGTAACTGGGGAACTTCGGAATGAATCCATAGAACCTTCATCAAACACATCAGCTTCATCGCGGAATACTGTAACTACTTTATCGGGATCAACATCAACTAAGCCTAGTTGTCCTGCTGTATAGAGTTGAGTACCAGTACGTGCAAACTTACAAGGCACATGCATTTGACCTGCATCTGTCATAGTTCGTTTACTGGGTACTTTAATTCTATCAGATAGAGAAACACCAATAAGTGCCTCATCAAATAACATGCGATGGCTAATAACTTTACTTCGCATCTTTATCTCCTGTTTCATTTTTTGTTTGGGTCGTCGCCAACTACAGCGTCTTTGCTTACACAACCATATGTTTTAAGCTCATCTAAGGCAGAGCTTCTAGAAATAATACCTGCCTCAGTAATTGAGACAACTCCTTCAGAGAACTTGGTTAGCCTTTCAGCTTTCTGAGCTGCACTTTCTGGAAAGATACACTTCCATTCATACTTAAACTTATCTTCATCTATTCCGAAGTGTGCAGCTAATAGTTTATCTACAACTTTTAACCTTGGTACGAAGATATCTTTATGTAACCCTTGTAAGGTTTCAATATAGTTTACTAAATCTGATTCACCAGTAGCATTCATTCCATCAGGCGATGCTGATAAGAAACGAGTTGCTGGTATTGATACAGAAGCAGCTACCATTTTTAAGTATTCCCAGATTAAATCTTTAACTCCTGAGAGTTGAATCTTCTTCTGGTCAAACTCTTCAGTAGAGTCTAATATAGATACACCAAAAACTGATTTGATGCTTTTCCAATCTGTAAAGCGTTGTAACATTGCATTAGTGCCATCATCAGATTGCAGTATGTTAGCTAAACCCTCTACCTTAATAACATCTGTGTTAGCTTCTTGCACCATTTGTGCAGCAGCAAAACTAGTTGTATGAAAGTTGTCAATCTGTCTAACTAGCGGTATGAGTACACTATCACTATACCAAAGGTTACGTTGTCGCTCATAAATAGGCAACTCGGTTCCTTCAAATCTAATTAGTCGGTCTTTATGTATTGGGGATGTAGTATTTACAAACTGATAATGATCAGGCATTCCAAAAGTAACACTCATTGGTCGCTGGTCAATCTCACCTAGGGTAACAATACGTGTACGATCAACAACGTGCATTGAGCGTAAACATCCTGGACGTAGGTTCCTCCAATTCACTGGCTTATCAGTTGTTCGGCCATCGTCTATATCAAGTACTATGAAACTAGTACCATATAGTCGTGCCCACTTATAAGCTTCCCTAAACAGTTTATCAACTTCAAATGCTTGATCAGCCTGTGTGGCTTCTTCATCTGTAAACTCTCGCCACTCTCTTGTCATATCTTGTGGGACTATTTGGCATACTTTTTGACTTAGCCAATCCTCACGATATCTTACACTTAATGTTACATGATCATAATTAAGTCCAGAGTGGTTCCACTGATTACTTGTTGCCTTGTCTTTTGAAGTACCAAGCCCAGTTGCCAAATTAGATAGCCCATCAGCTAGTCTGCTGTGGGCATGCAAGTTTGATATGGTAACTTCAGTACTATCAATAGGAGGCATTTTTTGTTCAGGCATTTAATACCTCCTTCAAAGTTTTAAATTCATTGGTGTCTCCATTTGTCTTACGACCTAGTATCAGTAATTGCATCTAGGGCTGTTTGATCTATTGCAGAAATGATTGCTCTGGTAATAACTTCTACAACTTCCGTTTTACCTACTATAACCTCAACAGCCATTAGGTGATCTCCGCTGAAATTAGTATGCTACCTTTGTACTTAGTGTTTCTT